GTGCGTCTGGTGTTGTTCACCCGCTTCTTGCTGAGTCAGTAACGCAGTTTCAAGCACAGGCTTATCGTGAGATGTTGCCAGCAGGTGGCCCTGTTCGCACACAGGTCATGGGTGTTGATAACCCAGAGGTGTCTCTGCAAGCACAGCGCGTTAAAGACTACATGAACTACATGATTACCTACGAGATGGAAGAGTATGATCCAGAAACAGATCAGATGCTTTTCTATTTACCGATCATTGGTTCTACTTTCAAAAAGGTTTACTTTGATCCGCTTCTGCAACGTGCAGTAAGTAAGTTTGTGCATGCCGAAGATTTGGTTGTTCCTTATGGCGCGACAGATCTGGTCACATCCCCTCGTCTTACGCATGTTATTCGCATGGATAAGAACGAAGTCCTGAAGCTACAGCTTTCAGGCTTCTATATTGAGACAGATATTAGCGGCGGCATGGAGTCAGAAGATTACAGCGAAGTCCAAGAGTCCGTTGATAAGGCACAAGGCGTACAATTGTCCGGTTCTGGCTCTGAAGAAGTGGTGCTTTACGAAGTCCACACCTCTCTTGATCTGCCCGGCTTTGAAGATACCCGTGAAGACGGAGATCCTAGCGGTCTGAAGCTTCCATATATCGTGACAATCGTTGAATCTACAGGCGAAGTTCTGTCTGTGCGTAGAAACTACGCTCAAGAAGACCCGCTAATGCGTCAAAAACAGTATTTTGTGCATTACAAGTTCCTTCCTGGCCTTGGTTTCTACGGTTTTGGCCTAACACACATGATTGGTGGCTTATCGCAGGCGTCCACAAGCATTTTGAGGCAACTTATTGACGCTGGAACGCTGTCCAACCTTCCGGCAGGCTTTAAGGCGCGTGGCGCTCGCATTCGTGATGAAGATGAGCCTCTACAGCCCGGTGAATTCCGCGATATTGATGCCGCAGGCATGGATATCCGGCAGTCTCTTATGCCATTGCCGTTTAAAGAGCCTTCACAGACCCTCTACAGCCTTCTAGGCTCCTTGATAGAGTCAGGTAGGCGTTTTGCCTCAATGGCCGACATGAAGGTCGGAGAGATGAGTGGCGAGACCCCAGTTGGCACGACTATGGCCATCATGGAGCGTGGCACCAAGGTTATGAGTGCCATTCACAAGCGCTTGCATTATTCGCAGAAGATAGAGTTCAAGCTTCTGTCTAATGTGTTTGCTCGTTACATGGCTCCTATGTATCCATATGCTGTTCCAGGCGCACCGCCAGAGATCAAGCAATCTGACTTTGATGATCGTATTGATGTATTGCCTGTTTCTGACCCGAACATCTTCTCTATGTCACAGCGCATTGCGTTGGCTCAGACACAGCTTCAGCTTGCTCAGTCAAACCCAGAGATTCATGGTGGTCCGCAAGGTCTTTATCAGGCGTACAGAAAAATGTACGAGGCTCTTGGCGTAACGAACATCGACAGCATTTTGCCTGCCCCGCCGCAGCCACAGCCGATGAACCCTGCAAAGGAAAATCAGGAGGCCTTGCGCAACCAGCGCTTGCAGGCATTCCCAGAGCAAAATCATGCAGCCCATATTGAGGCTCATTTGGCTATGTTGTCCACTCCTGTGGCTCAAGCAAATGCCAATATCATCATGACAATTCAAGGACACATTTCCGAGCATATTGCGATGATGTCAGAGTTGCAGGCACAGCAAGAGGTTATGGCAGAAATAGCACCTGAAGCCCAGATGATGATGCAACAGAATCCACAGATGATGCAACAAGTTCAGAATGAGATTCAAAATAGAGCAGCAGAGATTGCTGGCGAGATGACTGAACAATATGCACAAGCAGTTGCTCCTGCTGACCAATCTGATCCGTTGGTAGCAATCAGACAGCAGGAGCTGTCCTTACGAGGTGCCGAGATTCAAGAAAAGGCTCGGCAGTTTGAAGAGAAGCAGCAGTTGGAGCGAGAGAAAGAGCGTAACGACATTCTTTTGAATCAGCAGCGTATTGATCTTTCTGAAGAGGCAAATGCGGACAAGGTTCGTGTTGCTGAAGAAAGAATACAGACCCAGCGTGAGATCGCTGCGGCAAACTTACGGAGTAAAATGCAATGAGCGCAAGTTCAATTAGTCGAAAAGTAGCCGAGGTAGAAAAGGCTAAAAAAGTGGAGCGTAGAAATGCCCGTAACAAGCAAGAGGCCCCAGTTGCCCCCGCGCCAAAGCCAATCGAGGCCAAGGTCGTTGAGCAACCTGTCGTCATCGACAGCGGCGAGATCAAAGCAAAGCCAGCCGCTTCAAAAGGCTTCTTTAAAAAGAAAGCCAAAAAAAGTAATTAGTCGGTTTTCTAGTATTGCTAGGCCACAGCGGTTTACAGGAGTTTTTTGATGTCAGATAAAAAAGGCACTCCTCCCTTAAAGGACGTTATGGCTGGTTTAACTGATGAGCAACTCGCGGCTTTAAAAGAAGCTGTGAAAGCAGGAAAGAAAGGATACACATATGATCACAAAACTGGTCAGTATGGTTTTAAAATGCGTAACGGCGGTGTTGTCCCTCGTGGAATGGGTGCTGTCATCCGCAACCGATCTTGTAAGATCCGTTAGAGAGAAAATCGATGACGCCATCGAAAAAGACTTTGGAAGCTGGAAGTAGATACGAGAGGCATGACCTAGATGGTGATGGCATAGTATCTGACGAAGAGATTGCAAGAGAAAAAGAAATGGTTGAAATGGAGCTTCGTGAAGAGAAAAGCGAGGCTCAAAAGCGTATGGCGTGGATTGCAATGATCAGTATGATCGCATTCAGCATTTTTCTTTTTTTGCCGATTGTGTCTGACGGCAGAGTGAAGGCTTTGGCTGATTTGCTTGGTTTGTTTTACATAGCGCAAGCTGGTGTAGTTGGCGCTTATATGGGAGCGACTGCTTGGATGAGTAAGAAGTAATGTATCAGGCTCTTGTACTTGCTTGTATGGTCTTCCAGCCAACTGAATGTTGGCAACTGGAAGATCAGCTTGGGCCATACAGTTCTTATGAAAGATGCGAGGCTAGAGCGATAGAAATGGGAAAGGATGTTCACCTTCACATGAGGGGTTATCGGCCTATTTCCTGGAAATGCCAGGCACTGCCAAAAGGGAAATTAAGCACATGATGATGTGGGACATGCACGACAGAACAACGAAAGAGCAAGCAGAGAAGAACAGAAAATGATTCAAGCACTGATAGGGCCTATTGCCAATCTCGCTGGGACTTGGTTAGAAGGTAAAGTCGAAACTAAAAAAGCAGAGACTGGCGCGAAGGTAGCTAAAGCAAAAGCTGAAGCTGTTATTATGGAGAAGAAGGCCACTGGAGAGATTGACTGGGATCTCAAAATGGCTGATGCTTCTGCGTCAAGCTGGAAAGACGAGTGGTTAACAATTTTGTTTTCAGTGCCTCTAATTTTGGCCTTCTGTGGAGAGTGGGGCAGACAGATCGTAACAGATGGATTTTCTGCATTAGACGCTATGCCAGAATACTATCGTTATACTTTAGGAATAATCGTTAGTGCCAGCTTTGGTACAAGGGCAGCAAGTAAGTTTTTTGGGAAGAAGTAAATGGACGCTATACAACTAGCGGAGTATATGTTGAAAGACATACGCCAGTATAAGGCTGATTTAAGTCAAAGACTGGCGGATGGTTCGGTAGGCGATTGGAACGACTACCGGTTCATAGTGGGGCAGATACGCGGATTGACCTACTCTGAAGACCTTATTAAATCCGCGATGAAAGGCATAGAGCTAGAAGATGGCTAAAAAACTATTCGTCCCTGAGAGGATGGCAAAAAGCGCTGAATCCAGTCCGGTTCCAGCGGCAATATCAAAGGGTTTTGATACTCCTATAGACCCAAATGAAAAGAACACAGAAGACCCATCTCAGATGGATCTTTCCGCAATTGACCGGTTGCCACAGCCTGTAGGCTACCGTTTGCTTGTAATTCCTTATTACATGAAGAAAAAGTCTGCTGGCGGGATCATTATTCCTGACTCAATTAGAGAGCGTGAGAGCTTTGCTACTGTTGCGGCTTATGTCGTAAAAGTAGGCCCTGACGCATATCGAGACGCAAACAAGTTTCCTTCTGGGGCTTGGTGTAATGAGAAGTCTTGGGTATTGATGGGAAGATATGCGGGAAACCGGTTCAAAGTTGATGGTTTAGAGGTAAGACTTATCAATGATGACAATATTATCGCTACAATACTTGACCCAGCCGATATTTCTTATGTATAGTGGGAGACATGAACATGAATGAAATTCAAGAAAATATTCCTGAAGATCAGGAAACCGTATCGTTTGATTTAGATGACGACAATCAAGCGAGTGCTGTTGCTGTAGAAACTTCTGAAAAAGAAGAAACCCGAACAATTGTACGGGATTCTGATGATGGCGCAAATGACGATGATCTAGAGAGCTACAGTGAAAATGTTCAAAAGCGCATTAATCAGCTAACAGCAAAGCGTAAGCAGGCTATTGAAGAGGCAGAAGCCGCTTATCAGTATGCCCAGCAAGTCCAGACACAAAACGAAGAGATGAAAAGAAAGCTCTCCGATTTGGACAAGGGCTACATCAACGAGTACGGATCGCGTATTGCAAGCCAATCAGCCGCTGCCAAAAGAATGCTTCAAGAGGCATATGACAACGGCGACATGGAGAAAATGGCTCAAGCACAGGAAATCATTTCTGGCCTGACTATTGAAAAAGAGCGTTTACGCATTCAAAAGCATCGTTCAGAGCGTCAGGTTGCAGAAGAGCAAGCTCGAGCTGCACAGCCTCGTCAGCAAGCCCCGCAACAGCCACGCCAGCTTGACAGAAAGCTTACAAGCTGGATGGAAAAGAACCCTTGGTTTGGTGATAACGGTGATCGCATCATGACTGTTAGCGCAAAAGTTATACATGAAGACATCGTTTCTAATGAGGGCTTTGACCCTAATAGCGATGAATATTATCAGGAAATTGATCGCCGCATGCGGAGAGAATTTCCTCACAAGTTTCAGGAGAAGCGGCAAAACGCCCAAGCCATTACTCCTGCGTCAAATGGACGGTCAGCTACCAAAAGTGGGCGGAAAAAGACTGTGGAACTAACACAGGGGCAAGTTAATTTTGCCAAGAAAATGGGAATACCTCTAGAGCGTTATGCCCAAGAGGTTGCTAAACTGGAAAGGAAGCAAGCGTAATGTCTGATCGCACAAACCGGGATTCGCAAACCCGTGAAAAACAAGCGAGAGTTGCCGATTGGAGACCGCCTTCAGCCCTTGAGGCACCAGAAGCACCTATTGGTTATAAGCATCGGTGGATTCGTGAATCTGTTATGGAATACGATGATCGTAACAATGTTCACAAACGCCGCCGTGAAGGATGGGAGCTTGTAAAAGCAGAAGACTATCCTGATTTTGATGCCCCTGTCGTTGATGAGGGTAAAAACGCAGGCGTAATTGGCGTTGGTGGTTTGGTTTTAGCCAGAATACCAGAAGAAATTGCGGATCAGCGTAATTCTCATTATCAGAATACCGCCCAAAACCAAATGGAAGCTGTGGATCGTGATTGGATGAGAGAGTCCAATGCCGCGATGCCAAAGCTTAAACCACAACGTAGCTCCTCTGTGTCCTTCGGTGGACCCAAAGGGGTAGCTGACAACTAGGAGAAAGAAAGATGGCGAACAAAGACGCTTCTTTTGGCCTGCGCCTTTCGCGTTCAGGCAACGGCTCCGATCTGCAAAACATGCAGAATAAGTACCGGATTGCATCTGGCTACAACACAACCATTTACCAAGGCGACCTCGTAGCGGTTGTTACTGGTGGTGGAATTGAACGTGTTGCTGCTGGCGGCTCTGGCCTTATTCTAGGTGTTTTCAACGGAGTAAATTACACTGACTCAGACGGCAAGCCGCGCTGGTCAAACAAGTGGACAGCAGGAACTGTTGCTTCAGACGCTGAAGCTTCTGTGATTGACGCTCCACACGCCGTTTTCGAGATTCAAGCAAACGCAGCAATGCCTGTAGCTGATCTCTTCGGCAACTTCGATATCGTTGACCAAAGCCCTGTTGGTGATAATGCTTCTGGCATTTCACGCATGGAGCTTGCTGTGTCTACTGGTGCGACAACCGCAACTCTTCCTCTGAAGGCGATTGATATCTCCACAGATCCAGAGAACAGCGATGTAGCATCGGCCAACACAAATGTCATCGTCATGATCAACAATCACCTGTTCTCAGGTGGCACACTTGGCTTGGCATAAGGAGGCTGAATAATGGCTATTTCTCGCGCACAACTAGCGAAAGAGCTAGAACCCGGCCTAAACGCTCTGTTCGGAATCGAATATGATCGTTATGAAGCCGAGCATGCAGAAATCTACGACACCGAATCTTCAGATCGTGCATTTGAAGAAGAGGTAATGCTCGTTGGTTTTGGAAATGCACAAACCAAAGCTGAAGGCGCTGGCGTCAATTTTGACAACGCCTCAGAGGCTTACACAGCACGTTATACGCATGAGACAATTGCTCTTGCGTTTGCGCTGACTGAAGAAGCAATGGAAGACAACCTGTATGACCGTCTGGGCGCACGTTACACACGCGCACTCGCACGTTCAATGGCTCACACCAAGCAGGTTAAAGCTGCCGCAACTCTTAACAACGCCTTCAACTCTGCCTTCTCTGGCGGTGATGGCAAAGAGCTTTGTGCAACTGATCACCCACTGGCTGGTGGCGGNACATTCCGCAACGAGCCATCAACTGCTGCTGACCTCAACGAAACATCACTTGAGAATGCCTTGATTGACATCTCAACATTCGTTGATGAGCGGAACATGATCATTGCTCTTCGTGGCATGAAACTGATCATTCCACCACAGCTTCAGTTTGTTGCTGATCGTCTTCTTGAGTCCACACTCCGCGTTGGCACAGCCGACAACGATGTGAACGCAATCCGCAACATGGGTATGCTGCCAGAGGGTTACACAATTAACCACTTCCTGACAGACCCTGATGCGTTCTTCATCAAGACAGACGCTCCAAACGGCTTCAAGCACTTTGAGCGTACTCCGCTTTCAACCAACATGGAGGCTGATTTCGATTCAGGCAACATGCGGTTTAAGGCTCGTGAGCGTTACAGCTTCGGCTACAGCGACCCACGCGCTGTGTTCGGTTCACCGGGCGCATAAGCGAACAATTATACGGAAAAGGGCGGCTATTCAGTCGCCCTTTTTTGTTGTACAATAAGTTATCCCTGACAGTCGCATGGTGCGGCTGACACTAGCCACGACAGGAGATAATCATGGCTCTATCTACTTTTTCAGGACCGGTTCGTTCAAATGCTGGTTTTCAAATTCCCGTTGTAGTTACCGCAGACCTGCCAGCTTTTGGCGATGTTGCCGTTGGAACCGTTTACATGGTTAGCGACAATGGTGTCGGTAACAATGAATATTGTATTGTTATTAATACAGGTGCCGCTTGGGTAACAGCAGTAGGCGCAGCACTTAGCTAAACAGGAGGCTTAGATGGCTGGTCCAGTAAAAGCCTATAATTTTGCTCAAAGTGCGTCCGCCGCTGTGGTGGGTCCTGCGCGTTCTCGTGTACGTCAAATTGTGATTTATGCGGCAGCGGCAGGAGCTTTTACCATTAAAAATGGTGGCGCATCTGGTGAGACATTAATTACGCAAAAGTTCCCAATCGGCATTCATCATCTGAACATTCCAGATGATGGGATTCTGGCTACAGGAGGCGCGTACATTTCTGCTTTCACTGGCGCAAGCAATGAACTAACAATCTTTTTGTCATAAAGGACTGTTATGCCCCACGAGATACGCTCTATAACCCAAGTTGGCACATCTGAGCCATTTGAGCTACAGGTGTCTCGTGGGCAAATTACGGGTCACTACTTTGTTCACAAGTTTGGTTACAACCCCATCATAGGCACTGATGTGGAGACCGTGTGGGCGCAGGGCGGTTTGTATGTGTACCCAACAACAGCATCCACGATGTATATTTCTAGCAGTTCTACTGCCGACACTTCTGCGGGAACAGGAGCTAGAACAGCAACTGTTTCTGGCTTGGATGCAAATTTTGACGAGATAAGTGAAACTGTTTCTTTAAACGGTCAAACAGGAGTGCAGTTAAACGGCGCTTTAAACTGGTATCGTGTTAATCGGATTGCTGTAAACACCGCAGGCTCTGGTGGAGCCAACGCAGGCGTTTTGTATGTGGGAACTGAAGCCACTCCAACAGGGGGCGTCCCGGTAAATAAATATGCTACAGTTGCTATTGGTGACAATCAAACCTTGATGTGCCTTTGGACAGTCCCAAGGGGTTATACTGCTTATGTCCATCAAAAAGATGTTTCCTCGTCTTCTTCCGCAGGGAAGTTTGCTATTTTTTCATTACTCGCTAGACCAGATGGTGGTGTTTTCAACATAAAAGACAGGGTTCTTTTAGCCAACAACAGCACGGCTATTTCTTATTGGAACCCTATAAAATTTACGGAAAAAACAGACATTGAAGTTAGGGCGCAGGCTGATTCTGCGGGTGGCACAATTACAGCCTCTTCCACATTAGACATTACATATATTAAGAATGAGGTTGGTGTATAATGGCTCGTAAAAAAGAGAATCCAATACGCAAAACCACTG